AAGCGCCACAAGTTGAAAAAGGTTTTATCGATTTTAAAACAGGGCAGCGTGTTGACATTGATCCCGTGACACGAAAAGAAACATTTGTGGATTAGTAGAGAAATGGAGGGTATCAATGGCTGTTAAAAACAAGCGATACTACTGGATTCAACTCACTCAGGATTTTTTCAAATCTAAAGAAATGAAGTTACTTCGGAAGATTGCTGGTGGCGATACACACACTATTATCTATCTCAAAATGATGTTAATTAGTTTGGAAGATGGAGGGTGTATCTACTACGATGGACTTGCTGATAATCTTGCTGAAGAAATCGCTCTTATGATTGACGAGAATGTTGAAGACATCAAAATTACTTTGCTATTTTTGGGAAGCAAAGGTCTGCTGACTAGAAAATCAGATAGAGACTATTTTTTGGAGCAAGTTCCTGAGATGGTAGGTAGTGAAACCGCAAGCGCCAGAAGGGTTCGCAAGTTTCGAGAAAATCAATTAGCGTTACAATGTAACAACGATGAAACAAAGCGTAACGGAGATATAGATATAGAGAAAGATATAGATACAGAGATAGAGAAAGATGTAGATGAAAATCCAGTCGCACTCATCGTCGAAGAATATCAATCTCGTATTGCTCAGTTGGATGGAACTCAATTTGAAATCTTAAAAGAGTTCATCACTTTGGATGGTATGGAAGCGAAAGTTGTTCTGAAAGCAATTGGTCTTGCTGCTGACAATGGTAAAAGGAATTTTAGTTATATCAGAGCGATTTTGACGAATTGGAAGAACGATGGAGTTTTGACGATTGCAGCGGTCGAGGAACGTGAGCGAGCTTACAAGGAAAGTAAAATAAAGGGTCAGTCAGGCAATCAGAAATCAAATGTTCCTGAATGGTCACAGCCAGACTATGTCAATAAGACTAGTGATGAGACCAAAAAGGACCTTGAGAGGAAGAAACAAGAAATGCTAGAAAAACTAGAGAAAGGAAGAAACTGATGTTTATTTTGAAACACGGAACAAAAGAAGAAAAACCGTACTTGAGGGCTGTCACAATCGGTGTGACTGGAATTGATATCTCGTTTTCAGAAGAAAGGGGAGCTAGTCGGTTTGTCTCTCGTGCGGTCGCAATGCAGGTTGCCAAGGCGCTCAGATCATTTGGGAATTTTTATGTGATTCAGGTGAAGGGATGATGAAATTCTTAAACGGTGACTGTATGGATATCATGAAACAATATCCTGATGATTACTTTGACCTAGCTATTGTTGATCCACCGTATTTTTCCGGACCAGAAAAAAGAAAATTTTACGGACGAAAAGTCAGTCCAATAGGTGTAAGCAGACTGTATGGCGAAACCTCAGAGTGGCAAATTCCAAATGGAGATTATTTTGATGAACTTTTTAGAGTTTCAAAAAATCAAATCATTTGGGGTGTGAACTACTTCAACTACTCTTTTGGGCCTGGTCGAATTGTGTGGGATAAAGTTAATGGCCAGTCAAGTTTCTCAGATTGTGAGATAGCATACTGCAGTCTACATGACAGTACACGGATGTTTCGATATATGTGGAATGGTATGATGCAAGGAAAGTCAATATCCGAAGGGCATATTCAACAAGGAAATAAGGCATTGAATGAAGTTAGAATCCATCCGACTCAAAAACCAATCAATCTTTATCTTTGGTTGCTGCAAAACTATGCAAAAGACGGAGATAAGATTCTTGATACTCATGTCGGTTCAGCAAGTAGCTTAATAGCTTGTCAAGAATTAGGTTTTGAGTATGTTGGTTGTGAGCTTGACAAAGACATCTTCAACCTTGCTCAACAGAGACTTGAAGCTTATGAGAAGCAGTTGAAGTTATTTTAGGAGGTATCGATCATAAAGACAATGACAGTCTGGGCACTCTTTGATAGCGGAAATGGTTCTTACTTCAATGGCGCTAACTCTCTGAATAGTTCGGGGGGGGCGAATATTGAAATCTATTCAATCGGAATGGATATAGAAAACAAGAACAATCATTTCATGAATCTGGACCTTGCTGATTACAAACGTTTATTTGGTGACAATACGCTCTTTGGTGAGTTAGACAAATTACCAAAACCTGACTTGATTATTGCTAGTCCACCATGCGAGTCCTGGTCAAATGCCTCTGCCATGGAAAATGGGAATGCGTGTTGGAAACGCAATGATGTGTCTGATAGCTTGTTCGCTCCACAAGTAAGACCTTCACCATTCACGATCAGGGCAAATCAGGATTACGAGTCAGCCTATATAAATTATCAGTACGACAGACAATTTTTAAAAAGGATCAATGGGGAGCTAACAGCTTTCAACACAATAGAAATCATAAAAAGATATAGACCACAATTTTGGGTTATTGAGAATCCAGCAGCTGATAGACTGTGGCCATACATTGAGGATATTATTGGATTCAGAATTCCATACAAAAACCTAGCTAGATACAATAATTATGATTATCCTTTACAAAAACGGACGATTTTTGGAAGCAATATTGAACTTAATCTTAAAAATAAAATTATCAAGCAGGACATAGAGTGGAAAAACTTCTCAAAATCATACAACGAGAGATCTAATATACCTGAAAAATTGGTGTCAGAAATTTTTAAAAAAATCTACAAGGAGTTTTGCAAAGATGATTGAACTCTATTTCGTTTACAACGGTCATCGAAAGATACTCATTGGGAGTTTTGGCCACATACATAGCGCAATCAACGAATTAAAGAAACATCAAGCTAGTTACTCAGCTATCAACCATCCAAGCTTTTGGAAAAGCATGAGTGGTGATAACATTAGGATTGATTATGGAGCAGTTGATTGCTACTACTTGATTACTAGGAAAACGGAGGAAAACTAAGATGAATACAAAAATGAATTTGGAAGAAAAGGTTCAACAGTGGTTTGTTGACCGAAATTTACATGAAGCAAATCCAGTCAAGCAGTTCTTGAAGTTGATGGAAGAGTCAGGAGAATTGTTCGAAGGAATTGCAAAGGACAAATCTGAACTGATTTATGATGCGCTCGGAGACATTCAGGTAGTTTTGATTGGACTTGATCAACAGATTAAGAATGGTGCTCAGATTTCAGCCAATCAACAGGAACTGGAATTGCTGCTGATGGTTTCCAGTTTGGGCAACATTGCTCAAAAACTATACGCTCATATCTGCCACAACGAGACACAGATTCCTTTAATTAAGGCAGACCTGATGTTTCTTGACAGTGTTGTTAGCACGGTTTCATTTTGCAATGGCACCACAGCTGAAAATTGTTTAGAAGAAGCATACAACGTTATCAAAGACCGAAAAGGGAAAATGATTGACGGAGTGTTCGTCAAAGAGGAGGATTTATAAAATGAAAAAACTAGGTATTGTTTTAGGTGCTGTATTTGTAATCGTTGTATCGCCATTTGTAGTTCAGTATGGATGGAATGAAATTATCACAACAATCATTCCAGTTGGTAAAATCACAGTCTGGCAAGCATTAGGGATGGATGCACTACTATCTTTCATCTGGCCTGTGTTATCCAGCAAAAAGGAATCTGAATATGATTATTCTTATGCTGTAAAGAGCAGTATTTCAAAAATCATTACATGTGCATTCTTGATATGGTTAGCTAGTTTGTTCTTGTGAGGGTATTCATGAAAAATTTAAAAATCCTATGTGTTGTTTTACTCGCATCATTCCTCGTGGCATGTCACCAGATTTCGAGCGGGACGATTGTAGACAAGTACATTGACGAACCTCACACAACATTCATTCCTGTCATGACAGGTAAAAGTTCGGTACTTGTGCCAACCAGAACCAAAAGAAAATACATTCTGGTCGTTTCAGGATATGTAGGAAATAAGCAAGTTGAAGAAACATTTGAAGTGACAGCTAAGGAATACAAACACTATGGAATTGGCAACACTTTTATAAGAGATGCGGTTTTAGAAAATGATGAAGGAGAAAGAGAATGATCAATAATGTTGTTTTGGTAGGTCGCTTGACTCGTGACCCTGAGTTACGATACACGCCATCAAATGTGGCTGTTGCGACTTTCAGTTTGGCAGTGAATCGCAATTTTAAGAATCAGGCAGGTGATCGTGAAGCTGATTTTATCAGTTGCATCATGTGGCGCCAGCAGGCTGAAAATTTCGCAAACTGGTGCAAAAAAGGGAACCTGGTAGGAATCACAGGCCGCATCCAGACTCGTAGCTATGATAATCAGCAAGGACAACGTGTCTATGTGACGGAAGTTGTAGCTGAAAGCTTTCAAACACTTGAAAAGAAGGATAATTCTGCGAATCAGTCAAGCATGGAAAATCAGATGCCACCAATTTTTGGAGAAAGTGATCCGATGGATATTCCAGATGATGGATTGCCGTTTTAGGGAGGTGTAAAGGATGAACAGACTGAAACAATTAAGACAACAAACAGGCGATACACAAGAGGATGTTGCTAAAGCTATCGGCGTGACCCGTAGAGGGTACCAAAAAATGGAAAACGAAGAAAGCCAAATCAAATCAGATAAAGCTCAGAAACTTGCCAAATATTTTGGTGTAAGCGTAGGATACTTGCTTGGTTATGAACCTGAAAGTGAGCAAGTTAGCAACCATCAAAAAATAAAAATTTGCTTCTCTAATGGTGAAGAACTTAGTTTTCTAGTCAGAAATTTTACAGAAAAAGAACTTACGAAGATTACTAGTCAGTTCAACAATGGAAATTTGATGAGAATTAGAAATTTGTCTGTCAACCCTAAGAATGTCAATTATTTTTATGTTGACGATTTTAAAGAAAGCGAGGAGTTTGAGAATGAACATACAGGGACTAATTGAACGATATGAAAAATTTAAAGCTAGCAAGAAGAAATTGACCTCGGTTGATTTGGTTTTGAAAGACTTACGGTCTTTGGACGAACCAGAACCACTACCGTTCAAGTTAAAAGATGTCGTTCGTCGAATCAGAGGGTTTAATCCGACGACACAGACTAGATGGCTTAATGATATTCTTAAAGAATTAGGGGACAACTACGGTTCAATGAAATATCGTGAGGGCTACGATCAAGGTAAATTTGAGGGAGAATGGGTTGGCAATCAACTGAAAGACGCTGATAAAATTCGACAAGAATTGAATAAACCAGTGATTCCGCAGTTTGTGGCGGATTGGATTGAAAAATGTAAAGCAAAAGAGAAAAGGTTACTTACAGCTCTCTTATATACGCCGGAGAAAGTTAATAGCTGGCTTGACAACTCAGAGAATCAAGAACTCTTCGCCCGTGCGTGGCTTGATGGCTACGAAGAAGTAGAGGAAGAAAAGCGGTATATCGTGAAGATGAAAGGTTTAAATGAAGATAATAGCTATCTCAATTATGATTCAGTTGATGATGAATGGTATTTCACTGATGCTGAAAATGGACCTGCCGTAGGAACACACCACACCCGAAAACAATTAGAAGATGCAGACTTTGGCTGGGTATTCGATTGCCCTGGCGTGGAGGTTGAAGAGGTGAAGTAATGATTATCAAGAATTACAAATATGATTATTCAGGTGGCAGAATCTACTACACAATTGATGTTGATGGCTATGAACAAGCTATGGAACACACAAAGACAGAGCACGGAAGTGTACAAAGAAATGATATTGATGATTTCTTAAGTATGGTCGAGGAATACGACTTTCAAGAAGCTGAGATGATTGAAGCATTCGTTGACTTTCAAAATGATTTGCTCTTGTATGGAATTGGTTTTGAATTGAGAAATGAGGTGCAGTGATGGAAGAAGTTATTATGGCTACATTGCCTAACAATGAATTAAATCGTTTGATTAAAATTGAAATTGCAGTTGAAAATCTAATCGAAAACGGAATACTTGACGAAGATGTTTTTAATGAGTATTTGAGAGAAATATAGATTGAGGAGGTCATAGATTGAAACGATTCATCGCAATCTGGATTCTTGTAATTGCTGGAATGAACATCTGGCAGATGGGCAGGATTGCAGAACTAGAAGCAAAGCGTCCGATTGTCGTCTATAAAGCTGACAATCAAGGGGCAGAAATCAAAGGCAGAGTCGTCCACAAAGAGAAGATTGGCGACATGTACACTATCACAGTACAAAATTATGGAGTGTTCGTAATTACTCAAACAAACTATGAATCTCTAAAAATAGGAGATGAGGTAATATTGTAATGGCAGAGTACAAGAAACCAACTTACATCATCATTCAGGAAGCAATGGCAGAGCGCATTAGATTTCTGGAAGATGAACTGTACGAAAGGGCCTATAAGGATATTGAGAAGCTAGAAACTCAAAATGATTTCTTAAAAGGTCTTTGTAACAATCAACTTGAAATCATCATGGATTATGAATGGAAGCAAATGCAAGAGCAGGCTGAGTTCATAAAGGCTAATACTAGAAAGTGGAGAGCAAGATGCAGCTAAGATTGAAAGAACTTAGAGAGGACCTAGGTATATCTGTCAAAGATATGGCTAGGGATACGGGTGTTTCTCAAAATACAATTCACTTATACGAACGGGGTGGATATCCGTCCATTAAGCAAATTGAAATGATTGCTAAAACCTATGATGTAAACCCTGCTTGGCTTGTAGGGTGGATAGATGATGAAATGATGCCTACAATCCAGGTAGTTGAAAAAGTGGTCTACAAAGAGAGTCCAACAGCAAGACTGCCAGATTATCACAATAACAATAACGACGGTAAGATTATCAAGTGGAAGCAGTCACGAAGATTTCGAGGAGGTAGGATTTGAAGAAATTGAGCGACGAAGACCTCAAAACATTAGACAGAGAACTTTTTAAGTTTCAAAACGTTCAACGGACAATAGATTTGAGAAGGCTAGAATTAGAAACTCGAAACCCAGATGTTCAGAGTGGTCCTAGCGTAGGGATAAGCAAACCTACCGAAACCATCGCAATCAGAATCGCAGATGATCCAACCTTAAAATTTCTCGAAGGGTTCAAAGCTATTATTAACAAACTCTTGATCAATCTAGTTGATGAAGATAAGGAAATCTTTAATCTGCGCTGGAGATATCCTCAACTGAGATGGGAAGAAATAGCAGAACAGAAATTCATGAGCAAAGCCACAATTTATAGAAGGAGGAGGATTATCTTAGAACAGTACGCCATACTGAAGGGTGAGTTGTAAACAAGAATGAGACAAAAGACATCTTGAAGTCTCACAAAAAAAGGTTTATTATGATAGCATGAACTTCTGAAACAAAAACACACATCACACTTTAGGAGTCATCCTTAATTCTAGTCAGAAAAGTTGTCCAACAGAAGTATCGTCAAGAGTCAGCAAATGCTGGCTTTTTGTTTTGAGAAAGGAGGTAGAACATGGAATTTGTATCACCGATAAAAGATAATGATGATATTCAGGCAATGAAGGATTATCTCAAAGAGTGGAATGAGATGTATTATATGCTATTCATTACAGGCCTTAATACTGGTTTGCGAGTCGGAGATATACTTACCTTGAAAGTTAAAGATGTTCAAGGCTGGCACATCAAACTGAGAGAACGGAAGACTGGCAAGCAGATAACAAGACGGATGACAAAAGAACTCAAGAAAGAAATGAGGAGATATGTCGAGGACAAACCATTTCATCATTTCTTATTCAAGAGTAGGCAAGGTAAGAATAAAGCGATCACTCGTGAGAGAGCTTATCAAATCATACATGAAGCAGCTGAAGAACTTGGCATTGATAATGTTGGCACACATACAATGCGAAAAACGTTTGGTTATAAATATTACAACAAGACAAAGGACGTAGGGACATTGCAGAAAATGTTCAATCACTCATCACCTGCAATCACTCTGAGATACATAGGGATAGAACAAGCAGAGCTTGATGATGCTTTACGAAACTTTGTCATTTAATTTTTTTAGATATTACTTTCACATAATGAGTTAAGCATAAAGTGAAAAAATGAAACTCTTTAAAACCTATGATTAGTAAGGGTTTGAGATTTAGAGTGAGTTTAACAAAATATAAGATATGTGAAAGTGAGAGGTAAAATTGGTATAGATGGAGGATGAAACATTGGGATTATTTTTAGGATATCTACTCGTATTTGTTTTTGTATTGGCCTATGATTTTATAAACAAAATAAAATGAGACAAAAGGCATCTTGAAGTCTCACGAAAAAGAGTTTATTATGGTAGTATAGATTTCTTGTATGAGATGGGATAGGTCAAAGGCCTGTCCCTTTTGCATTGAGAAAGGAGGTTTGAGATGTATAACAAACCTGTCAGACCATCCTTGAGATCTAAGAAGTGGGAGAAGTTCCGTGATAGGATAATGCGTAAGCATGATTATCTTTGTCAAGAAAGTTTGCGTTACGGAATTTCTGTTCAAGCAGAAATGGTTCATCATATCTTTCCTGTATCTGAATATCCTGAACTTGAATTCGTTGAATGGAATTGTTTGCCGTTGACGAATAAGAAACACAATACGTTTCATGATAGAGTGAACGATAGAGTAATCAATCAAGGATTGTATTGGCAGAAAAAAAGAAAAAAAGAATTTTTAAATTTTTTCAAAAATGAAAAATGAAAATTTTTAGTCCCCCCTCTTTTTGAAAAATCATTTTGGCCAGTAGGGTACCGGTGAAGGGAACTTTTTCCAAGTCGGAGGCCTTCAAACAAAAAGGGGGTAAAAACTAAGCGATTTTGACGAAAGGAGGTAGTTTTTGGCTAAACCAATTACAGCAAAGTCGATTAAGTCAAAAGTGGTCAAGCAGATGAAAGACTTGGGCACTTATCGTAAAGAGTTCGAAATGATCATTGATATTTTTGCAGGAATGCTCTATCAGTATCAGAAACTTGCTCAAGATTATGCTGACATGGGTTATCCAGTAACAGACACCTACGTCAATAAGGCTGGTGCTGAGAATGAGCGCAAAGTTCCAATCTTGACAGCGATGGAAATTTTGAGGAAAGACATCCTCAGCTACTCTAATCAGCTGATGATGAATCCGAAGTCTCTTGGCGAGGTAGTAGAACAAGAAGGTGATTCAGTTCTTACTGAGGTCCTGAAGTTCAAGAACGAAATCAAAAAGAAGCGAGTGACTGGCAATGGGCAATCTTGATAAAGCGAAAGAGTATGCTCAGCACGTCATATCTCACAGAGAGGAACATTGCGAGGAAAACATTCTTGCTGCTGAAAGGTTCATTCGTGATCTTGATAATCCAGAGTTTGAAATGGATGAGGATATCGTCGATTTCGTTGTTCACTTCATCGAAAACACGATAGTCCATCAGCAGGGCGATGATATGTTTGCGGTGTCTATCCGTAACAAGCCATTACTCTTGCAACCGTGGCAACATTTTGTAGTTGTGAACCTGTTTGGGTTTTACTATAAGGGTACGAATGAGCGCAGGTTCAAAGAAGCGCTTATCATGCTTGCTCGGAAGAATGGGAAAACCTCATTTACTGCTGCAATCGCTCTTGCTTATCAGATATTAGACACAGATAGCGGTTCAAAATGCTACATCGTGGCTAACTCAGTTAAGCAAGCGATGGAAGCCTTTGGATTCTTAAAGTTCAATGTGGAGCGATGGAATGACAAGAACATTCGTATCAAGGATAATAACCAGGAACACTCAATCACTGCAAATTTTGGTAATGAGGGTTCATTCTTCATTCAGGCGCTGGCCAACGATGAAAGCCGTTTGGACTCATTGAACGGTAACGTAATTATCCTAGACGAAGCTCACACGATGAGAAACAGCAAGAAGTACGGTCTTATGAAGAAAACAATGTCAGCATACCGAAACAGTATGCTTTTTGTTATCTCTACGGCTGGGGATATTCCTACTGGTTTCCTTGCCAATCGTCTTAAATACTGTCAAAAGGTCCTTAAACAATTGGTCAAGGATGATTCCTTGTTCATGTTTATCTGCAAAGCTGACCAGACGACTGATGGAGACGTGGGCGATTACCTGGACGAGAATGTTCTTAAAAAAGCCAATCCTTCGTGGGGTGTGACGGTATCGCTCAAAGCTCTGAGAGAAGAAGCTGAGCAGGCTATGAACGATCCACAGACCAGAAATGAGTTTTTCAATAAAACTTTGAATGTCTTCACTAACTCAATGAACGCTTATTTCAATCCTGATGAATTCATCGCTTCAGATAGTCGCTATGATTGGACCTTAGAGGAGCTGGCACGCTTGCCTATCCAGTGGTATGGTGGGGCTGACTTGTCAAGGTTGCATGACTTGACCGCCGCTGCTCTCTACGGTGTCTATCATGATGGTGAAAAAGATATTGATATCTGCATCACACACGCTTTCTTCCCTCGTGTCAATGCTCAGAAGAAAGCCAATGATGACGGGATTCCACTCTTTGGGTGGCAGTCAGATGGCTGGCTAACTATGAGCAATACTCCGACCGTTCTCTATGATGATATTGTTAAATGGTTCATCAAGATGAGGGAGAAAGGGTTCAAGATTGCCGCTGTTGGAATGGATAGGAAGTTTGGTCGTGAGTTCCTGACGAAGATGAAACAAGCTCGGTTCAAGATGATTGACCAACCTCAGCTTTTCTATCTGAAATCCGAGGGATTCAGACGGATTGAGTTCAAAGTTAAGAATA